TAACTGGTGTTGAAAAAACAGCGATAGAGAACTTTTATAATGCAAGAAGTGGACAATTTGAGTCATTCAGTTTTGACTTGTCACATATCAATGAGAGTGGTACAATTAATACTAGATTTGAAGGACCACTACAAATTGAACAAACCTTTTCGGTTGGTTCTAGATTAATCGATAACTTTTATACCGTATCTTTCACACTTCAAGAGGTTTTTGACTAATGAGCGCTCGCTCTTATGATGTAATTTTAACTGTTGATAACGCTGCACCTTTTCAAACTACAAATGTTTTGATTGGTAACGTAACTGCGACTACAGGTACTATTGCAAATGTTAATACTACAACTAACGAGCTTAAGGTAAAACTTAATAATCTTCAACAAGAGTTCTCTTCTTCTGAAACAGTTCACTCAAATACTATCGTAACTACAACAGCATCTGGCGGTGATGGGCTATTAACTACTGCAAATTTTTTAAGTAATGTATTTTCTGCTAATTCTACTACAGCAATTGCTACAGTATCTGCAATCACTCCTAGCGGTTTTAAAGCAGAAAAAAATGCCTTTACACAAAATCCAATTGTACGGCTCTATTCGGTTTATTATCCTGGTGAATGGTATCCTCCTAATGCTGCTGGTAATCCCACCGGCCAAGGAGAAGGACGAGCTTGGCCTCACTATTTTCCAATTCGTTTTGCAGAAATTGTTGGTGACTTAACCTCTGATATATTATACAATGTATCTCTCGGTGGTACCTCTTATATACCTTTTCCTGTTAATGCTTCTACTTTAACTCAAGGATCTGAAGGGACAATTGAAGAAATTACTCTTGATATTTTTAATGTAGATAATATTATAACTCGATTAGTTGAAGATCCGTTTTTAGTTGGTAATAATTCTTCAAACTCTGTTACTGCGACAGTCAACGGAGAACTAGTAAATGGAATTGATCCTCGTACTGTTCCAGGTACTACTAGTAATCCAGATGGGTTAAATTATGATGCTGACATTGTAGGTTATTATGGTACATCAAACGCGTCATTCGATAGAACACAAACTTTAAATGTAGGCGGCAACTGGGTAGAACAAAAAATGGATACCAGAGATATGTTAGGTGGTGTTGTAGAAATTAAAACTACTTTTGCTCATTTTTTAGATACTTGGCCAGAATACAGCTCAATTGAAGCTATACGTTCTAATGTGGTAGAAGTGTTCAATGCATTACCTTATAGAGTAGGCGATAATGTAAGAGCTAAAATTGGCACAACTGAAGCTACTATTCAAGCAATTGAAGAAAATAGTTTTATATTTCTTTCCAACGAACTAGATGCTAATGTTGCAGTTGGAGATCCTCTTTATATTGTTAATAGTGAAGCTGACTCTGAATCTTATATAGAGGATAAATTTAAAATAGATCAGCTTGAAAAATTAAACGATTCTGTTGCAACTTTTGGATTAATATCTTGGTTACAGTATTTTAAACTAGTAACTCCAAAACGTAAGTATTATAAGAACACCTGTCAATGGACTTATAAAGGACCTGAATGTCAATATCCTGGACCTGGAGGCGGTCAAATTCCAGGAGCTACTACAGGTGTAGTCGCAAACACAAATCCAATTGCTGCTAATAACGAAATAGCTGCTGACTCATCAGGAGATATTTGTTCTAAATCTCTCCAAGCTTGTACCCTTCGAAATAATCAATTACACTTTGGAGGCTTCCCTGGCACAGGACGAACAATTCCACGAGGATAAACGCTGTATACTTCCTTGGATTCATCAATACGGTGATTTATCTGGTAAATATGCTTTATGTTGTTTTACTTTAAATCACGAAGGTAATCTTTTTGGTGAAGGGTTATCTCCTTTAGAAGCCTTTAACTCTGACTATATGAAAACCACAAGACTTTCTATGCTTAAAAACAAAAAACCTAAAGCCTGCAAAGTCTGTTATGACTGGGAAGAATCAGGTATTGAAAGTCCTAGGCAGAAGATGAATCAGGAATATTCTGCTTTTTATAAAATTTATGAAAAAACTAATATTGATGGTTCTATAAATAATCCTCCAATATATTTAGATTTTAGATTTGGAAATTTATGTAACTTTAGTTGTAGAATGTGTGGATCCTATGCTTCATCTTCTTGGTCTAAAGAGGCAAAATTTCATGGAAGTATGAAACCTAATGAACCAAATCACTATGATCACTGGACTGATAATAGTGGATTTTGGCAAGATATTGATGAAATTAAAAAATATATAAGAGTTTTATATTTTGCAGGTGGTGAGCCTTTTGTTCAAGAAGGTCACTATAAGATGTTACAGTTTTTAGTTGATAGCAATTGTGCTAAAAATATTAAATTAAACTATAATACTAATTTATCGTATAACGGAAATTTTAAAGGTTTTGATATTGAAAAATTGTGGTTATCTTTTAATAGTGTAAATATTTGGCCTAGTATTGAGGGTTTTCAAGAAAAGGCAGAATACGGTAGAAAAGGATTAGATTTTACTTTATTTTCTAAAAACTCAATTAAGTTTTCAAAATATATATCAACCTATTCTCTAGTAAGTAGCATATATTCTATCACAAGTAATATTGAATTAATAAAATGGATTAAGTCTTTAAACAAGTCTTTTAATATTACCAATCTAACTAACCCTACTTATCAATCAACTACAATTTTGCCTCAATCATTGAAAAAGGAAATTCTTAAAAAATATAAAAACGATTTATTATCTATTGATAATTTATCTGAATCTGAACTTTACACTATTTTAGATTCTTTAAAACATATGAATTCAAAAGACGATGTATTATTATCCACTAAATTTAAGGAAGTCAATTCAAGAAGTGATTTATACCGTAATGAATCATTTGAATCTGTATTTCCAGAGTTAGCAGAATGGTACAGAAATATCTAGGATTATCTCATGAGTATGGTGTATTTGATTGTATTGAGTTAATTCGTCAATTCTATGCTCAAGAACTATCAATCAACTTTCCTCTTCCTACCTACCCTAAATCAAGAGCCTGGATGAAGCATTTTTCTACTACAGATGTAGATGGATGGGCTTCAACGTGTGCTGTAAAAGTAAAATTGACAGAAGCAAAAAACTATGATGTAATAGCATTTAAGTCAACAAAAACAGATTGTATTACACATTTTGCAATGTTTTTAGCACCAACACAAATGCTTCACATAGAGGAGGGGGGTATCTCACGTGTTGAAACTTTATCTGACTATTGGATAAAGAGGATACATGCCTTTTATCGCCATGAGTCAATGGTATGAAAAATATATAAATATTCCCTACAAACTATTTGGAGAGAATCCTGAATCTGGTATGGATTGTTACACTCTTTTAAGATATATTCTTAAGCAAGAGAAAGAGATAATTATTCCTTATACTAGTAGTGATTTTTTAAAACTAGTTGATGATCAGTGGTATCAAAAAGTTCATGAGCAATACTTTTTAGATGCTTCTAAAAACGGTGATTGGGTAGAGGTTGCTACTTTAAAACCCTTTGACTTTATCGCTATGAGTTTAGGGTCAACTAATGTAGTAAATCACGTTGCTATGTATGTAGGAAATAATAACATATTACATATGCTTGAAAATAGGCCTAGTAGTGTTCATCACTATCATAAATATTTTCAGCAGTACACAATAAAGAAGGTTAGATGGAAAAGTTTAGTAAATTAAAAGATGACATGAATAATCACGCTTTAAGAGATTATCCTTTGGAAGCAGTTGGTATTATTACTAAAGATTTTACTTATATTCCGTGTAAAAATATCAGTGATAATCCAAAAGAAACTTTTTATCTAGATCCCGCAGCTCTAGTTGAGAATGACGGTAACATATGGGGAATCTTTCATTCCCACCCTGGTCAAGATAATCCTATTCCTAGTCAAGAAGACAAAATAGGAGCAGCATTTCAAGAGTACAAATTTTTAGTTGGTTTTAACAATAAATTTTACATATACTGGTATAATGAAGATATAGATTCATTAATTTTTGCAGATTTTCAGGAGAAGCATATTGTTAGCTAAAATTAAGATACATTCAGCTTTTAAATCTCTTTTTACAGAGCTTGAATATACTGCTGACTTTAAAAAATATGCTGATATTCTTTACTATCTTGGAGCTATGCATCCTAGGTTTCAACGTTATGCTAAAGCTATTGAACACGGTCAATGTCAAGAAGGATATGCTCTTTTAGATAAAAATCTTAAACCAATTTCTGATCAAGACTTGTTTATTAAGTCTGTAAAATCAGATGATGTTTTTCATATAGTGCCTGCCATTGTTGGAGGCGGTGGTAAACGTACTCAAAAACTTTTAACCTATGCAGCTATTGCAACCGCTGCTTATTTTGCGGCTCCTTATGTTATGTCAGCTTTTGCAGGAGGAGGATCCTCTGCTGTTGCTGCTTCTGGTTACGGCGGTACTGTTGCTGGAGCAGAAGCTGGTAGGATGGCAGCTTTTAGTTCTACTCTATCAGCACCTGCAGCAGCAGGTAGTGCTGGGCTAGGCATCTCTGCAGGCACTCTTGCTGTGAACGCAGGTCTTGCTCTTGTAACAATGTTATTTACCCAGCGTCAAGATATTAAACAAACTGATCAAAACGTTAGGTCAAATGATATGTTTGGAGGTCTTCAAAACACAATATCAAGTAGTACTCCAATTCCTTTAATTTACGGATTGCACCGTGTTCCCGGACAATTAATAAGTGGTTATTTAGATACAGTAGATCATGGTCGTGATGATAATATTACTGTTCAATCGAGATTTACAACATGAAACGCTATTTTACAACTTATAATAATCAAAAAGTTCCACAAATTAAAGGCGGTCTTGGCGGCGGTAAAGGCGGCGGGGGAGGATATTCTGAAGACCCTAACACTCTATTCTCAACAGATATTTTATTTCTTTTAACAGCGCTTGGCGAAGGCCCTGTATATAGAATTAATCCTAACGGTCCTCAAGATATTGAAATTACTGAAAATACAATTGATGATCTAATTAAACTTGATGGAGATGGTGGAGAAAACACTGAAGTATTTAAAACTCTATCAAGAACTGGCACAACAACTCAATCTGTTTTAAGAAAGTTTGGACAACAAACTATCACTCCTCAAACTTTTTCATCTCCAGTTACTCTTAAAAAAGGTAATGTAGATGGCATACCTGCTTCAAAAGTTCTATTGCAAGAAACTAGCGCAAGAGCTTGGGATGAGATATCAATAATCCTTGTTGTAAATGCTCTACAGAGACAAGATAATAATGGAAATATTAAAGCTCATTCACTAACAGTGCGAGTTACTTTTTTCGATAGTACAGGTTCTACTCAAATTGGCGATCCTCTAGAAGTTACTATTAATGGAAAAACTAACACTCCTTATAAAAGACTTGTAACTTTTGAAATACCTGAAGCGTCTAAATCAGACAATGGTTATAGATTTACTATTGAAAAAACATCAGATGAATCTTCAGATTCTCGCGTAACATCTAATATTCAAGCAGTAGGATGGTATGAAATTGAAAATACTCCTCAAACTTATCCAAGAACAGCATTAGTAGGTTATGCTCTCAAAGCTATTAACGAGCACGTAGGATCTATTCCTACAATGAGTTCCTTGGTCAAAGGACTACTAGTTAAAGTACCTTCAAACTATAACCAACCTATTTTAACTGATGGCCAAATTGACTGGAGAGAGGTTGAGCTTCCTGAAACTGGTAGTAATGGATATACAACTAATGGGTATAGTCTTCAAAAATCTGGAACAGGCACAAAATTAACTGATGCTAATCCACAAATTTATGTAGGCACTTGGGACGGTACTTTTGTTTATTCGTGGACACAGAATCCTGTTTGGATTATTTATGATATTTTAACTAATTCAACTTATGGATTAGGTATTCCTGAAGATAATATTGATAAGTACAAGTTCTATCAAGTAGCGCAATACTGTGATGCTTGCGATGCTATCACTGGTGAGTTTATCGGTGTAGATGGGCAGGCAGATGGATCTTTTAGATATAAACCAAGAGGTAAATTTACTGGTGTAAGAAAAACTCTACAAGGAATTCCTAATGGCACAGCAATTAAAGAGCGTAGGTTTATTTGTGATACACTGATTTCTGATCAGAAACAAACACTAGAAGTGTTAAACGCACTTGCAGCTTCATTTAGAGGCACTTTAATCCATACTTTTGGTAAAATTTCTCTTGCTGTTGATCAACCTGATCAACTTCCTGTGATGTTATTTAATGAGACAAATATTAAGAGCGGATCTTTTCAAATTAGTGGTGGACGTGAAAGTGATATTATTACTGGTGTTGATATCAGTTATATAGAACCTACAAACCACTATAAAAGAGAAGTAGCTCGTATAGATACAATTGATGTCAATGACGGATCTGATAGAAGCACTATTGAAAACGTAGAATCTCTAGATTTAGCTGGTGTAACTAGAAGAAGTCAGGCACTTCGGTTTGCTCAATATCAGATAGCTGCTTCTCGATATTTAAGACGAGTAGTCTCTTTTACTACATCAACAGATGCTTTAAATTTAGCACCTGGTGATGTAATTTCTATATCTCAAAATATGACAGGAATTAATTATGGCTTTGGTGGAAAAATTACCCAAAATTCTTCAACTGATTCTGATAAGTCTCACGTATATTTAGAACATTTTACTGAACCAACGCTTGTTAACACAACTTTTACAGCTAATACTTATCCTTTAGCTCTTCGTGTAATTAAAACTAATTCAGATCGAGTAGATTTATACATTTTGAGTAACTCAACATTTGCTTTAACCTCTACTGATAATGTAAGCACAGGATTTGATGTAGCTAATGTAACTGTTACAGGTAGATACAATCCAATAACTAAAACTGTTGATTCATACAATACCTTTACTTCAAATAATGCTCCAGTAAAAGGTGACTTATGGACAATAGGAGAATGGGAAAACCCAGGAAACTTCTATACTAATAAAGCTGGTAAGCTGTTTACCGTGGCAGAAATTGAAAGAGAAACAGCTGAAGAAGAAGTAAATATTATAGCAAAAGAATATATTTCAAATGTTTATGTAGATTCTGATTCTTTTATTGACTATACTCCAACAGCCTACACTGATATTGAGAGCTCTTTTTCACCTCCTCCAGCTCCTAACTTTACTTTACAAAAACAAGTAAGACGTAATTTAGACGGAACAATAGTATTTGATGCTGTAATTGATAATCAAACTGATAGACTTGGTTATCAGCAAGGTTTTTCAACTGAATATTTTGTTTCTCTACCTGTTGCAACAACTCTAATAAATAATTCTTCTTCAAGTGTGTTATCACTAATAGTCGATAATGCAAGTGCTATAAGTAATGGAGCAATTACTTCAACTATTACTGGAAAAAATGGATTTTCAAGTTTTGCTGGAGAAATCAAACTACTTTGTAATTCATATTCAGAAATTGATAATGGCGACGGTTCAAGTAATGTTAGGCTAGTTGTTGAAGGGTTGAACGTTATTCATGATGAGAATTTTGCTAAACACGTATTAGAAGTAAATGATGGTTCGTTTTTAGGATTAAAAGGTGATGATAGAATAACTGTACCTTTAAAAGAAAAAACTTCTGTTAACAGTTCAAGAGATTTTGTAGCTTATGCTAATGATTTAGTAGCAGTTTCTGCAAATATTATTACCTATAACAAATCAGAAGACACTATTGATATTGAAAATACTCTAACAGGATCTTTAAATTTAATTGATGTACTACCTATAGCTCCTTTTTATGTTACCTTAAATCAGTTATTAGATTCACGTTTTTACGCTAATAATTCGTTCTATGTAAGTGGTTCTATGAGACAACTTACTCTTCAAGGTAATTTAACAGTAGCAGCTGGGTCTCTAGAATATATAGATTTACCTGTTAGAGTTAGAAATATTGGAGAAGTTAGGCTGTATGTTGATGGAATTGAGCAATCAACAGGTCAATTTAGTTTAAATAAAAATACTACACTTAAAGACAATGTTCAATATTCTGTAGGAACTACTGATACGTCTTATAGAATAGAACTTGATCACTACACTGTTCCAGCTATTGAAATAGGAGATAACTTACAAACAGGCGCAGGAAATGTATTTTCTGTAGTTAATACCAGTTATGATGTTGATTCTGCATCTTATAATGTTCAATTAACTACTAATTCAATTTACAGAATACAGTTTGCAGAGTCTCCTACAAGTAACCTTTCGTCAGTAGCTTTGGTAAATGTGTCTCCAAACCCTGTTGGAACTATTAATAATGTATTAGCTAATACTTGTACTTTTGATTATGATGCTACAGTTTATCCTGGAACTTTTAAACTAGCTAATTCTGGTGTTTATGATTTACAAGTAAATGCTGACTATGACAGAATATTTTTAACCGAAGATCTCACTATTAAAAACTTACCACAAGGCACTACCTCAGTAAAAGCGAGAAATATTAATCCCTTTAAAAGAACAAGCTCTTTTGTTGAACGTAATATCTTAATTAATCCATTACCAATACAAAAAGTAACTAATTTAGAAATTAGAGAATCACTTTATAGAGAGCAAAATTCAGGTGTAGCTGTACGTGTTACTGTTTTATTTGATCACATTGAGTCTCAAGAAGTAACAGACTATGAAATATCATATAAGTTAGATAGTGTTGCAGCTGTTGGTACAGATGATGGTGGTACTGATTTGACATCTTTTAATACTGTCAAAGTACCTGCTACAGGTATAGATGATGATGGCAAAATTAGATTTACTGTCACTGGAATTAATAGAGGACTTTCCTCTGAAACAAATGCTGTTACTTTTAGAGTCACACCTTTGAACAAGAATTTACGAGGATCAACTTCTACAATTAGTAAATCAATTGTTGGTAAAACTGCTGTTCCAAGCAATATATTTAATTTTACTGGAGGTCAGCAAACAGATCAGATTACTCTTTTCTGGGAATATGTAAGACAAAATGAAGAATTAGCTGATTTAGACTTAAAAGAAGTAGTAATTAGACGATTACAAGGTACTTTTGAAGCTACTTTAGAAAACTTTTTAGCAGCATCGTCATATGTAACTGTTGCTGCTGGTGTTAATAGAAAATCAATTCCCATTGATATTTTTGGAACTTTTACTTATCTTGCAAGAACTCGTGATACAAGTGGTAACTTTAGTGAAGGAGTAGCTGCTATTACTTTAACAACTGCTCGACCAAAACGTACCACAGTTGTTGCAGCGTATAATGAAGACTCTCCATCAGTCGATTTTTCTGATGTTCCTAATACCAATACAGGTGAAGAAAATTTTCCATCATTT